AAAAAGCTCATACGGCATACCGATTGCCAAATAGTACGGGAGAACTTGCATAAAAATATCCGTATATGACAACGGAGTATCTGTTTCTTCGATTAAAACTCCGCTGTCATTGTCGCGTTTTTTGCATCTTCCTCGCTCTGTCCAAGTGTATATACGGGTTCGAGATACAAGTCCACAAGCCTTTCCATCATGCCCTTCGGCAGTCCTTTCAGCTTGTCGTACAGGATCTTGTCCGTTTCGGCTCTGCTGATATTCGGATGGTGCATCTTAAATGCGTACCAGAACAGTTCTTCCGTTGCCGAGACGATCGCGCCTTCATCAAGAGCATTTACCCTAAACCCTCTATCTTCGGCATACTTAACCGTCTCTCGGTTAAATTCCAAGACGTAGATATCGCCCGTCACGCTGTCATGTAATCGGATAGGCTTGACGTTCCTTGAACCATCTTTGTTTACTGTCTTTTTCTCTGCCATAATCATATCCTCCATGTAGGTTGAATTATTTATAAAAACAGAGTAATCGGCGCACATGGACGCTCGAAAAGGTGGCGAACCTCTGTCCTCTGTTTCTATCTCACGTTATTTACGCCGCCGTTACTTCGACAACTACCTTGCAAGCGTCATGATTTCCGTCCTCGATAGTGAGTATCGAAGTGCCGGCCTTTACGCCCGTGATAGTTACGGTGCCTGAGCTTTCGGTAGCCGTAGCAACAGCAGGATTACTAGCGGTAATCTTTACGTTGCCTACGCTGTTGGTAAGGGTAACGGAACCCGTTGAACCCGCCGTAACACTCGTTGAAGTAGCCGAAGGAGTAATCTCTGCGGAGTGGGGCTGCCATCCGCCAAGCTCCTCGAATACAACGCTGCCGGTGATGGTCGATGCGCTGTTTCCTGTGATACCGCTGTTGCCGATCTGCTTCGGTGTGCCGCAGAAGAAGAATGAATTGGCGCTGTTGGGGTATCTGTACTCCCACCAACAACGAAGTCCGCTGGCCTTCTTTGTCTCAGCCAGGGCAACAAGGGTGTTCCACTCAGTGATACCTGCGTCAGAGTGGTTAATGGTGAACTGCTTTTCGCCGCCGGGGTCCTGCCTACCCTCAACATAGCGGGTAATCTTATCAGTAATATTTGAAACATCAATGGTTTCGAGCGAAAGAGCGATTTCGGGTGCTTCGGTAACATTATCAAGTGTTACATAGCCGCTCGTAGGTCTTACGCCCGGAGTAGTCTCGAACGCATATTTGACTCTTGCGCCAACAGTAATGATCTCATTCATGCCTATTGCCTCCTGTTAAAATGTTTGGAAAATCTGTGTATAACGAGCCGTAACCCGATAAATGGTACGGTCTACGTTCGGGAGCTGTGAGCGCATCGTGCGCCGAAAACCGAGTTTGTGCATACATTCGTCTACCACGTCCATAATCGCCTTTGCTTCGGTCTTTTTGCCTGTGGCCTTATTGCTATAGACATTAGCCGTGTACATGAGGTTTGCAGCCGTTTCAGGTAGCCTTGCGAGGGTTCTGTTCGTCTCTACCTCGGAATTGTCACCTTCGACAAGACTCACGGAAGGGAATACCGACGGACTCTCGACATACTCGCCGTCAATGGATATGCCGTCTCCGTATATGGCCCGGAGCGCATTCGCAACAGTATTGAATACCTGATCTTCTATGTCAATCATGTGTGGAATAACCCCCTTGCCATTTCGGGAATCCTGTCACGCGTGGTCATAGCCGAATAGTACATGAACATCGTTGCGGGAATACCGTAGGTATGCCGCTTACGTCCGCTTTCGTCGATGTACCACCATCCCCACGGATTCGCTCCGTTCCCTTTGCCGTATGTTCCGATGCCTTTCATACCCAACTCAACAGCTTTGGGATGAAGGTATTCACCCGGATAGGCATGGTTTGCTACGACACCCGTACCAAATTCGAGCCATACAGCCGCGCCGCTTACAAGGACATGACGTGTGTAAATGCCCGTCTTTTCAATCCGCAACGAATCAAATGTCTCTCCCGTCTCAACGTGTTCGATCAACTGATTCTCCGCATTGGTCTTTACATCCTCAGCCAGTTTGTCAGCAAAGATCTCCGTTTTCTTTTTAAGGTCATTGCGGTAAAGCTCGACATGATGGATGGCGTTTTCGATTGACTTCTCGGACAGTTCAAACTCGATCGTCATGTGACGCTCACTTCCCTTATTGCGTAGGTAATCGAATTGATTGACTTTGCCACCGACACTACAACGTAATTGTGCGGCTTAGTAGGCTCAATCCCTATCCATAACCGCGTTGTTTCGTCAATCGGACAGGAAAGGTCATTCGTTACCATTGTCTTTGTATAATTTGCATTGATACCGAACTGTTCTACGTCAGCCGTACCACGTGCCGCAGATACGTTGATGCGGTACTCTACGGGATCTCCGTAAATCAGATGAGATTCGCCCGTAAGATTCCCCCATTCATCCCTGATCTCTTCCTTGCCACCGTAAAGGGCGTAATAAATCTTTTGCTTATTTCTCGCTAAAGACCGCATACACTCACCCCCTAGATGACCTGAAAGACGTGTGTACGGACATACGCAACCATATCATCGTACTTGAACGTGCGATTAATGCCGTTCTCGTTATGTACAGTCTCACCCTCTGCGGCCTTGTGGTTATAAGCATTTATCACCGCATTGACCTGCACCATTTCATAACGTGTCGGCACTTCGGTTACTTCTGCCCTTTTGTCCGGCTTGTTAATGTACATCCAGTTCAATATCTCGTTCTTCGCCATATCGAGGTAAACGGATATTTCGTTGTCAAGAGTGGTGTCATTCTGTGCAACCTCTAAAAAGGTCTTAACGACCGCAAGTTTACTCGCTGTATCCATATCCGTTACCTCTCAATGCCGTGTTATTTGCGCTTGCCCTTGCCGGGAGCCTTGCGCTGTGTCGATGTTTTCGGTTTCGGAGTGGGTTCCTTCACCACGGGTGCCTCCGTGGGTACTTCTTCCACGATCTCCGCGTTGGTTTCTTCGGGGGTTTCTTCCAAAAACTGATCTCCGATTATCCCGGTTTTCGTCTCGGTTTTTACCTCTTCCACCACTTCACCGATGAACATAGAACCATCTTCGTTACGTCTAACCATGCTTAGACCTTCCTTCCTCTGCCTTATGAGATTTCAGGCAGCTTGCCCCACTTAATCAGCGCGGTAGTGCTTACGCCGTTCAGGGTGTTCGTAACCTTGCAGCCAAGGTACTTCTCGCTCTGGGTGGAAGTAGCCGTAAAGGTTGTCGAGGTTGCGCTGGAAATATCGGTGTATGTTCCATCCTCGGTATCCGATGCCGCCCACTGATAGGAAAGTGTTCCGTACTTCGGAGTCTGCGCCGTAAGCGTAGCCACCTTTGTAGCCGCGTCATACGTGATGATCGCAACGGCAGCAAGGGGCAGATATGCACCGATAAAATCTATGATCGCGTTATAGTTCTCCTGTCTGTCTGCCGGGGAATAATCGGGTTTCCACTTCGGCTTTTCAGGACTTGTAGTGATTGCGAATGCCATAAGTCAAATTCTCCTTCTGAAAAAAGCATTCCCCGCCCACTCGGAAAGTGAGCGGGGCAATCAACAACGGGTTATCAGGTGTTCGCCACGTCAGAACGAAGGAAGTAGATGCCCTTCTTCTTGTTCTTCATTACAAAAGCATCGTAGTATACGCGGTAGTCAACCTTGTATGCGTCGGCCTGCTGATTTACGTCGGGGGCGAAGATACGGAGAACCGAGTGCTTTGTGACCTTCTTCACAGCGGGCTTGTGCAGCATGATGAAATGAAGGTCATAGTTCGTTGAAGCGGGAACATAGCCGCCAGCCTTCTGAGCGTTCTTGCCGTTATACAGGGTGATAGCGGACAGGAAACGTCTCTGAGGAACGCGGATGATCTGTACTCCGTCGTAAACCTCAATGGTCTTGTTCACGTTGGTCTCGGTGTTGGTGATGGACTTTGTGATCGCGCCCTGGATCTTCTGATAGAACTTCTCCGAAACGTAGCAAAGTCTATCGGTGTCGGGTACTTCGTCCTCGTTGAGCTGCGCGATTCCCTTGTCAAGTTCGTCGGTAGCGTCGGTGATATCCGCGAGGGCATCGTGTGTGCCGTGGGAAATACCGTCTGTTCCGGCGATCTTTGCGAAGGTGTAGGCATCGCTCTCGGGAGCGACCCTCGTGCGAAGGAACTCACCTGCAAGAGTGCCGAATGCCATACCGAGGGTCTCGTCGTTGTCCATCACGTCAATGGTGAACGAACGTCCGCGGTCGATTTCGAGAGTGTAAGGGTTCCATGCACCGTTTACATCGCCGGTAATGAATCCGTTCTGACGATCATAGTCTCCGAGACCGTCCATGTTGGTCTCATACAGCTTGATGGTGTTTGCGCCTGTGAAGAGAACGCCGTCTCTGGTTTCAAGTGCGCTTGACTTACTCTCCTTCATGTAGACTTCATCAAGGATGGGTAAGAACTTCTGCGCTAATTCAAATGTGTTAGCCATAATTTAAAGTCTCCTTCCGGGTATTACAGCCCCGCCCACTTGCGCATCTGCTCATACTCGGATTTATCGAGATCCTTCTGAGTAAGGCCGCCGCCCTGTGAGAGTTTGGGCTGTTTGTTAAGCAACTCGGCTTCAATGGACTTTGCTTTGTTCTCCATGAAAGCCTTCTGTTTGGCGAAGAAATCATCACCCACGCCCTCGGGTAACTGCGCCGCCATTGAAGCAGCTGTTTCAAGGTCGTAGCCGCTTTCCATGAGTTTCGTCTTATAGCCGTTGATGCGGCTTTCAGTACGATACTTTTCAAGTTCCGCAAGAGTAGCGGCTTCTTTCTCCGCTCTCTCGGCTTCGGCTCTCTCGGCTTCGGTCTGCTTTTCCCTTAACTGACGCTTGAAGTCAGCGGCTTCTCCGCAAGCCTTATCTGTGGCCTGTTTCAGCTTCGCGTTTTCCGCAAGCATCTTCTCGTACTCGGCCTTGTAATCAACTTCGTCCTTCTTGTCCTCGGTTTTTGCCGCAGTACCGGGCTTATCCTTTGCTTCGCTCTCAGGGTTAGTGTTCTTGTTTTCTTCTGCCATGTTCAATTTCTCCTTTGCATTTGATTTACAACAGTTCTTTCTGTTGCGCCGTTAAGTGTGGTTTTGCGTTTTTTATACAGCGTCTCTGCTGTTATATCCACGGCATAAAGCCGTAAATCACTTTGTGTATGTAACGTAGCAGCGACAGTTGATATCTTCCGACGGCTCACCGAATGACCGGGGGTACATAGCCGAATTTCCGTTGTAGGTGTAGAACGGTTCGTTCATGGGCTTTACCATGCCTTCGAGATATTCATGTGAATCTCTGACGCGGTTATCAAGCATCGTGTGCCACGTCTTGTACTTCGCACCGAGATTTTCAGCCGTATCATGGCCCGCCGTGTTGTACACCCTCTGACGTTCATTCTCGAACAGCAAGAACAGATCCTCGATGCTGTCAAGGTCATCTTCTATTCGCTCAAAAGCGGTCTTGCCGCCGACCTTGGAATATATCACTTCTTGGATGCGCCCTACCGGGATATCCGTCTCGCCCCGCAGCTGATCTTCCACGTCCGTCTTGCCGTCTGCATACGCGAGAGCAAGCCAATCGAGCATTAAGTCCGTTATCTTGGACTTATTTCCCAGATAACGCTCTATATCGCTCTGTAGGGAGTTCAGTTCGTCAAGCCTTAGCAGCATCAGGCTCACCGCCTTCCGTCCTGTCCCTCGGTTCGGTAGAGTTCTGTACAGATGCGTTCGGGTCTCCGTCCGTCGTCTGCTGTGCGGTCGGCTGATTGCTCCAAACCTTCTCGATGTATTCCTTGCTGACTTCAACATCGGTCAACGGGTCATTCGATAAGCCCGAACGCTCAAAAGCAAGTGCAGGTGCGAATCCCAAATCCTTCATGTTCATAGCCGCCTGTGTCTTTACAAGAAGGTTCGAGAGGTCGTTGCGGACTATCTTTAACTCAAAATCCGAACGATTAAGGCTGAACCCGATCTTCTTCTTCAAGATGGCAAGAATGATACGGTCAAAGTACGCATTCGCCTGTTTGAACTCGTCCTCGGTGTTCCTCGCGCAAGTGTCGGCAACTGCCCACCCGTTACGGAGATAAACAGCGGACCCGGTATCGGAAGTTGAACCGCCGTCATGAACCGAGTTCGGAACGCCCGCCTTGTCAAGCATCTGTTCGTAAAGGTCTTTCAGCGTTACCTGAGTCTGTGACTGGTCTAACTGCTCGTTGAGGACCTTGATATCGGCCTTGTTCTCTCCGCTGTTCTTTAAGGCCACAAAACCCGCTTTGCGGATGGAGGCCGCCGTCTGTCCTTCGTCCAGGTCGCAGTTATACAGAATCATAAGGCTCTGTATGAACTGCTCTATGCCGTCTATGCGGTTACTCTGCACAAGGTTGATCTCGTCCATGATAGACAGGACGTTCTCAAAAGCACCCATGCGCAGCTTGTTATATGTATATTCAACAATGGGGATTTCGCCTATGATGTTAGCTTCGGCTCCGAGGTATCTCAGGTTGAATGCCGAAGCATCGGGAGCATAGCCATATTTCAGCTCGTCATTGCTGAGTGTCTTGCCTTCGAGACGGAAGAAATACTCCCTCGTGATCGCGTCCACCATGACCTTCTTATCCTGAACCGCAATCTTGATAGCCATTACAGGCTTGTTTCCCGGCTGACGGCTGTATGCCACACACGCGCTTCTGGGGTCAAGGGCATAGGTCTTGAACGGGATGCCCGGTTCATCGTTTGGCTCGACATACAGATCGCCAAGACCGACAGTATGGAACCAATCTACGACCTGGTTATCTGCTTCATACTTGCCGGAGAGATTGACGTACTCATTCAGCTGCTTCACCGTCTCGGTGATGCCCTCGTCCTCTTTCCGGCTGATATATGTTGCGGGCTTCGTAAGGAAGTACCCGTCTTTGAATGTCACGATCATGTCTGCGTTGTTGATCGTCACCTTATTGCAGATTTCACTCCTGATCTCTTTTTTTCGTTCAAGAATCGGCTGCAAACCGCGACGATACCAATACAGATACTCTTCCTCTTTCAGATTCTCCATGTGGGTATTGAGCGCACTATTCACTTCTTCAAGGACGTTCTCAGCCGTGATAACATCCGCATTCGTATAAATGCGTCTGCGACCGTATAAGCCCATGTTTGATGTAATGATCTCTTCCATGCGTTTACCTCACAATCGACTTAAAAGGGGAGCTGCCCGCGTTTGCACCCACGGGCGGGTGTGGGTGTATGCGAAAAGTGAAAACAATAAAGGTTCTCTATCTCCCACACTAACAAAAAACCTTTAGAGGACAACAGAAGTGTACGGAGTACGTCTGATATTTGTAAAAAAGGGCATAAAAATACCCCACACCACAAGGTATGGGGTTACATTATTCATTTTAGAACGGTCTGACACCTAATACTTGTATCTTCACCACTCCATTTATCGCCATATCGCACAATCCGGCAAGAGAATCGGCGGCATCATCATGCAGATTCTTCTGGGTGAACGAGAACGTCTGCAACTCGTTGATGAACAGATCGTACTCCCGCCCGCGCCCTTTATCCCTTCGGAAATGGATTTCACGGATATTCTGCTGAAACTGTTCTATCTTCGACAGCTTGCTCATAGTGTTCGGGGCTTTCTTCGAGGTAACGTTGCAAGCATAGGGTATTTCCTTGATCTTTGCGCTTATCTCGTCCGCGTAGGATTGTCCGCCGACATTCGCTTCGAAGCGTACCTTCCGTACCTTGCATTTGGCAAGCCTGTTCGCCACGATAGGCACCGTTACGGACTTATCCTTGCGGTTGAACACCACGTCATGCACAAAGATATCCCGCCCGTATTGGTAGGCTATAGGCATGGACAGGGAATCGCCGCCGCCAAAAGCCACATCGCAGAACGCGAACACGTTGTCAGGCTCTCCATCGGGCAATACTCCGTCATACCACGTAAGCTGTTCAGCAGTAAACGGCATACCCTCTTTCTGGATGCCCCTTTGAAGGTACAGGCAACTGAACGTAACGGGGTCCAACTTCTCCCTTATCGCCGCTATCTTGTCATCCGTGTAGTTATCGGCGCAATCATAGGCAAAGTTACTATGCCCCTCGTCATCACACACGGGTAAGGCTATAAAATGATATCCCGGCTGACCCTCGTACTTGATCTTCTCGCGGCTGATAGGGTCATATATAGACCATATCGTGCCAAGCATTATCTCTTTTATCTCGTCACCAATGGCACGGGTGGATATGGTGTCGGTATAGTCGTTATACAGGGTTTCAAGTCTCTCAGGACTACGGGCAACCTCGGCATTCTTTACCAAGTCATCCGTAATCATGAACTTATCAGCTCTGGTACGGCCTGTGATCGAACCGCCAATAGAACAGAGGTTGAATGTCTGCGCATCACCCTTCTGCCTGAATCCGATGGTGTTATATTCCAGGCTCTTGTCGGGCTTTCCGAGCGGAAATATCTCCTGAAAGGTATATTCGTCTCCCGAAGTCATGTCCAGAACCGCATCCATCATCATCTTTACCATACTGTCGGCATATGAGATATACATGTTCTTGCTGTCGGGCCATTTACCCATGATAAACGCCATCAGGAACTTTATAAGGGTCGATTTGCCGCATCCGGGAGCCATAGATAACGACAGCTTATGTCCGTTCGGTTCGTCCATAAAGTTCTCTATCGCCGTGCAGATCCCGAACTTACCCTCTAATATCTTCCTTCTCGGCAGCCAAAATCGCGATTTCGCATTACGATTCCACTCCATAGCTATCATGAAGTCGTCAAAACAGTACGGGGCCGTGAACATATAGCTCCGTCGGCTCACGTCCATGCACTCGTTCTTTCCGCCCGTCTGGATCTCGTAGATCATCCTACCTCGGAAGTCTTTCATGAGGAACTTGCCGTCGTTAATCTCCCTTTTGTAGACCTCTTCGGCACATAATACCGCCCTCGAATACATCCGCACTTTCATATAGGACTTATAAGCCGCTATCAGCTCGTCTTTTTCGGTCATAATGCTCCTTTATTTACAATTTTACGCATCTCTATCGCCTTATTGTATGCTTGTTCCACTTTGTTGATAAGTATTCTCTGATTCGGGCCGTATTCAATTATTTCATCATTTTCCAAAAGAAAAGCGTTCCATTCCTCGCGAGAAAATCTCCACTCTTTTACCTCGTCCGCATCATTCATTCTCGCTTTAAACACTATATCAAGCGGTTCTTCTACGATCATATAGTCTTTTGACGCTACTATGGCCTTCAAAATGTCCTTATATGCGCTCTCACAATCACTCATTCCGCATCCCCCTCTCGCAATCTCCGCATTATTTCAGCCATAAAGGGTATGCTGAACACTGTCTTACCCTCAATGACTTCCATACCTACAGATTCGGCACACTCTTTGATGTAGAGCATGGCTTTTTCGTTATCGTTTAACGATTCATCATTTGTTAATACACCATAATTAGTTTTCCGTAGCATCTACAGCATCCTCCCTCATATCAGCACCACAGAAGGGGCAGAAATTAAATTCCATTTCCCATGAACCTGAACCGCATTCACTACAACTACAATAATCGATGCCTTTTTTAGTTCTCCATTTCCACTTTCCTATCGGCACGAAGTCAGCATACATAGTTCCCTTGGAACACCTTTTCTCCAATTCCTCTTTAGGTATCTTCGCTACTCTCATGCGTGTAGTCATGCTTCGCCACCCCCTACAATCGTTATGTCATTGTCTATAACCGTTCCCTTCGGTACTAACCTGACCTCATATCCGCAGACGGCAGCTATCTCCGCCAGAGTCTCGACCTTCAAGCTCTTTCGATTCACCATGTTCACCAGATAGGTAGGCATAGGCAGTCCCATTTCCTTGCTGATCGCCGCCAGACTCTTTCCACTGATCGTACCTAACAGCTTTACTGCATCCTTTGATGTGTTCACTTTCATTCCCATATTCGTTACTCCTTTCTATGTATCATGTATTATATACACTTTTATATCTTATGTCAACACCTAGTAATGTATATATAACCCCTTTTTGTATATTTTTTATATTTTTTATACCCTCTTCCGTAAATGCCATTTAAAGACGAATTAAGGGCGGTATAGCACTTTAGGGTAAGAATTATTGGGTTGATACCATAGAACGTCTTATTTTGGATTTTAGAGTGATTGAGAGGGGTATTGTGATTATTCTATCTCCTACGGGAAGGGGAAGGGCCTTTTTTCATTTTTTTCTACGGACGGGGCTAAGGCTCCGCCGGATGCCCGGGGGCCTATTTTCCCCCTCGGGTACTCCAGACAGGGCAGATCAGGCGCGCCCAACAGGACACCCAAAAAGAACAAAAAACGCGTAAACCCTTGATTTATAAGGTTTTGCGGACATTGACATAGCTTTTAATCTATTCGCTAAATCTGTGTTTAGCGAAATAATGCGCCTTTATCCTTGTTTCATTGCATTATTTTATTGTAATTTAAACATTATTTAATGTTGACAAACGATAAATGATGGTTTATAATGAGTTCATCAGATGGGGAACGGCAGCCCGGTCGGGATCGTTTTTTATCTGGAAGGCAGTCTATAGATTAAGATTTTTATAACGATTTTTATCTATAAGGATTTTTATCAATATATAAAGATCTATATAAAAACCTTAAAACCTTAAAACCTATATTACTAATAAATATTATTAATAAACCGATTATTTAAATCCTTTATTAATAATAATAAATATAAGGTTTTTATATTGGAATCTATAGATACTAAATAATAATAAATAATATGCAGCAAGGGCGAGAAAGCCCGGAAAGGTGGAAACATGACAGAATACACTATCAGCATTAACGAAGCGTTCAAGAGTACCGAAATCAAGTTCGCGGAGAAGCCCGCCGAGGAGATCAGGGCAGCACTAAAGGCATTAAAGTTCAGATGGCACAAGGTGCGCGGCGTCTGGTATGGTTACGAGGATGCGGAGACGGTCAGGAAAGCCCTTGAAGCTGTCGAGGGTGGCAACAGTACCCCCGTAAAGGCAGAGCCGGTTAAAAAGGCAAACACGGCAGTTGTATTTAATCTTGACAACCTCGGACAGAATAAGCCCTCTTTATATGGGGCAGAGCTTGCAAAGGCAATCAGGGAAGATTTAAAGCGGCGCGGCGTCACGGGCTGCACAGTCAGAAGCGGCAAGGCCACATATACAACGACTATCACCGTTACGATCAAGGCAACCGCCGAAGATATAGCGAGTCTTGAAGAAATCCGGGAGCGTTACCCTTTCAACTTCTTTTGCCATGACACCGGCCGCGGATTTTATGATGGTAAAAAGTGGGTCTATAACTTCTACGAACTGACCGAGGAAGAAAAACACGGCGAGTATGAAAATTATATCAGGTACACCGCCGCACATAAGGACTCAATCAACGAGCATTGTTTTGCAGATCGTCGCGCGGATTACTGGACATTCACCACGGCATTTTATAACAAAGTGGCGGCGGCCTTAAAGATCGCGAACCAGTGGAACCACGACAACAGCGATATAATGACGGATTATTTCGACGTGGGCTATTATCTGGACATTGATATTAAATTCCCGGACGGATTCGAACCCCGCGAGAAAATGACCGAGGAAGAAAGAACCTCATACAAGGCCGAGAAAGAAGCCGAAGCAGCTGAGGAAGAAAGACGGCTTGCAGAATATCAGCGTCAGCAGATAGAAGCCGAAGAAGCCCGCAAAGCATACGAGGAACAGCGCGAAAAGGACCGCAAAACCATTCTTGACGGTGTGACGGTTGAGGATTTGCCCGAATCGGAGCAAATATTTGTTGATAATCTGGCGGGCGGTATCGGCAAGGAATGCAATCTCGAAGAACTCGAAGAATATATTGAAAGCCACATAGAGAACCCGCAAAGGGCTGTTATCTCCCGCAAAGTTACATTTACCACGGCGGCGGCTTTTGAGACGTTCGGCAAATACTTACTCGATGACTTTGATTTTCTCGATGGTATGGGCGGCACAGCGTCCGAGGATGTGCGACTGGATACAACGGATTATTACACGCTGAACGAAGAACAGCGCGAGAGCGTTTCAATATTCATGGTAAATTGTGTCGGGTTCTATGTTGGCGGTGAGTTGGTTCTTGTATCCGATCCAGAGGGCTATTCTTACAGCCGTTACACCTACAAGCCCACAGCAACCACCAAAACCACGAATGCAGCCGCAGAACGGGCGAAGATGCGCGGAGAGAGCGAGCGCAAGCCCGCTTTCTACAATCCCGCCCCGATCATCGAACAGGCCGAGAACTTGAAGCCGGGCGAAGATGTAACGATATATCAAACTGACGGATGGATACTCAACGATATCTACGGCGGTTCGGGTCAGGTTGTCACCGTT